CCTGTTTGGGATGCCCCCCGAGAACGCCATCAAGATGGTGAATTGGTGGCCGGAAGTCTACGGGTGCGTACACCGTAGGGGCTTCCGCGAGTGGGTCACGGGCCTCCCCGGTACAGTCGGTTCTCTGTATACCTACCACACCAACTCGGGGCAGTCCCTCCTGTACGCTTGGTCGGGCGACGGGATGTACGACGTAACGTCCAAGGACACGGTTGTTACCCGAGCCGCCGACGCCCCCGTGCTTACTGGGCTGACGACCTCGATCTGGCAGGGTACCATGATGGCCAACTCGGCCGGGACCCACAAGGTTCTGTTCTCGGGGCAGGACCCCGGTATCTGGATACACCAGACCGCTCCCCCGGCCATCATCTACGACCGGCTCACGGCGGGCGACGGCACAGCCCCAGGTACGTGGTCAGGGGTGGATCCCACGACCTTGATCGACGCGACGATCCACCAGAAGCGGCTCTGGGCTGTCCAGAAAGACACCTGCTACGGCTGGTATCTGCCCCCCGACCAGGTCTACGGGGTGGCCAAGAAATTCGACTTCGGCCCTCTGTTCAAGCGTGGGGGCTTCCTCCAGGCCCTCGCTACGTGGACGGTAGACGACGGTGACGGCTCGGATGACCTCTTGGTGGCTTTCGGCTCCGAGGGGGACATCGCTGTCTACAAGGGCATCGACCCGGACACCATTGATACCTGGGCCCTTCAGGGGGTCTACTACGCCGGTGCGCTGCTCGAAGGACACCGATTCTACACCAAGGTGTCGGGGGACCTCAAGTTCTTGACCAATCAAGGCTTGATTTCGATGAACGATATGTTCACGTCCTCGCGGGTCGTCGGCCCCCAGTCGAGCGTCGAAGCGCAGCCGGTTCAACAGTTCCTCTCGGAACAAGCTAACTTCCTGGGTTCGCTCCCCGGCTGGGACTTGAAGTTCGTCCCGAGCATTAACATGCTCATAGTCAACATTCCGAGCGTCGTCCAAGGGGGCTCGATACAGCTCGCGGAGAACGTGGTCAATACCAAGTGGACTACGTTCGCTGGGATGGACGCGACGTGCTGGGTTCCTGATTATCAGGTCGTCCCGTTCTACGGCACCCCGGACGGTAAGGTGATCCAAGCATGGACGGGCAACGCCGACGCGGTGTCCTTGACGAAGCCCGAGGGGGTGGCTATCACGGCCCTCGTCCAGCAGGCGTACAACTACTTCGGCACCCCGGCGAACAACAAACAGGTCGGCCTGTACCGGCCTAACTTCCTGACCGGGCGGAGTGTGAACTGGAAGTCCACCGTGGTCTACGACTTCAGTTTTACCACCCCGGCGATTCAGTCGAACCCCATCTCGGGCGGGATTCCCCTGTGGGACCAAGCTATCTGGGACGCGGCCTACTGGTCAGGCGGTCTACGGGCCCAGAAGGAATGGGCCCATGCTCAGGGCCTGGGTTTCGCCGGGTCCTTGTGTATGGCTACTCGCTCGGATGGGGAAGTTATCTGGGTTAACACCGACTTTACCGTGTTAAGCGGAGGAATCTTGTAATGGCCGCAATACCAGACTTTGGTGGACTCGCCGCCCAGCAACAGGCGGCGAACGACGACGCCACCCGTCGCACTACGTGGTCCCAGCGCCCCGACCAGACCAATGCGATGGGGAGCATCACGTGGAACCAGACCCCGGACGGTCGCTGGATCAACAACACGTCCTTGAGCGGCGCGGCGCAGGGACTGTGGGACCAATCCATGGGCGGACAGGGGAACCTGGCGGGGCAGATCGGCCAGGGCCTCGACTACTCCAGTCTTGGTGCGATGCCGCAGGTGGGGCAGTACAACCAAGAGGTCATCAACTCGTGGAACGCGCTCCAGAACCCGGGGCTTCAGAAGTCGGAGGACGCGGCTCGTGCCCGCGCCGCCGCCATGGGGCTTACCATGGGCTCCAACGCGTGGAACGACCAAGAGCGCAGCTTGGGGAATACTCGCATTGACGCCGGTAACAAGGCGATCCTCGCGGGCTATCAACAGGGGAACACCGAGTACGACCAGGCCCTGCGCGCACGTCAGCAGGGGGCAGGGGAGATCCAGAACAAGTACAGCGCAGCCCTGTCGGGGAACACCAACCTCGGAGGTATGCGGGATTCGCTGGATCCGAACAAATGGGCGACCAAGGTCCCCACCGGTGCGGCCTATATCCCCCAGACGATCTACGGGGCGGCCCAGGACACCTTCAACGCTCAGCGTCAGAATGAGAACGCCGACATCGCGCAGCGGCAACAGAACGTGAACACCGGCGTCGGAGCGATACAGGCCCTCGGGGGGATCAACGGGATCACCTCAGGCCTGGGGAACCTTTGGGGCGGGGCCCAGAACCTGTGGAACTGGGGCAGCAACGCCTACGATACGTGGAACATCAACAACAATGTGTTGACCCCCGCTGACCAAATGAACTACGGGCTGTAATTATGGCCGACCTCGACTTCGATACACAAGAACAGCAGCTTCTCCAGCAAGCGGCTCGGATCAAGGCGCTCCGCGCTATGGGTGCCCCAGCCGACCCCGGCGTAGAGGATGGCTTCACCTCGGCCGTCACCGGGGCGAAGTTCATGGGTCAACGGATCAAGCAGTCTCCTCTCGCAGCGGCTCTCCCCCTCCTCTCAGGGTGGACGGCCGACCGTCAAGAAGGGGAGATGAACCAGAAGCGGAAGGACCTCAGCGCGGCCGAGCAACAGAACCTGCTGGACTGGATCAACAAGCGGCCCCAGGGGACCCCTGGCTCACCTATGGTCCCTGGCCAGATGCCTATGAACTCTGAAACGGGCGAGGCGCTAGCTGGTCCACCTACGGGGGCGGCGGCTGAGGTGGCCGCTAGGGAGCCATCTACTCAGGACTTCTTATCCCACGCGGCGGCGGGGATGCGGGGTGGGAACCCCCTCGTGGCCCCCTACTCCAAGGCGGTCATCGAGGACCAACTACTCAAGGCCCCCGAGCGCGCTCAAGCCCTCAAGTTGGCTATGGCGAAGGAAGCCGCCACGTCGCGGGAAGCCCAGCTCAAGCGTGAGAACGACCTCCGAGTGGCTGAGATTCGGGCGAAGGGGTCCGCAGCGGGTATGAACCTCCAGCCGGCCTACAACGAGCACGGCCAGCTTACGGGCGGGGTGGACTCCAAGTCGGGTCGGGTATTCGCCGTGGACCCGGAGAGCGGCCAACTGGTCCTCGCCGGTGGTGCGGCGGGAGCCGGCCCAGCGGGCGGCGGGGGAGCGGGAGCGGGCGGAGGTACAACCGGCGGGGCGATAGGTGGCCCCACCAAGGCTTCCTCGCCCCAGCAACAGCTCATTGAGAAAGAGCTGAAGGCTAAGATTGAGGACGCCAATGACGTCCTCAATATGACCAAGGATGTACGGAAGTACCTCTCAGACCCGGAGGGGACCACACACGGTATCCCCGGGGCCATCATGGAGGGCGGTCGTCAGGTTTTCGGCAGGAAGCCGACGACGAGCGACATGAACGCCCAGCAGCTCGATACCATCGCGGGTCAGCTGGCGTCGAAGTACCCGCGTGGACCGGGCACCATCACCGACCAAGAGCGCAAGCTGTTCGTCGAGTACATGGGTAACGTCAATAACCGCCTGCTCCACCCCACGGTTCGACTCAAGAACCTGGACCAGATCGAGGACTTGATGCGGAACAGCGTCAAGAACGCCCAAGCGGCGCGGGCGGGCGGGGATGTGGCCCCCCAGCCGGCAGCCGGCGGTGCGGCTCGGGGAGCGGCCCCGGTCCAGATCAGCGGTGACGAGGAATACGACAAGCTCCCCAAGGGGACGAGGTTCATCGGCCCGAACGGTAAAACATACATCAAGTAATCATGGCCCGCTGGGAACAAGCTACCCCACTCTCGGACGACATTTCCGCTGTCGTCCACGTAGAGTCACGCGGCAACCCCAATGCTGTGTCCCCCAAGGGTGCCCGGGGGACGATGCAGGTCATGCCGGGGACGAATACCCAGCCGGGCTACGGGGTGATACCGGCCCGGGACGATAGTGAGGGCGAGCGCGCCCGCGTGGGCGAGGACTACCTGTCGACCCTCCAACAGAAGTACGGTCGTGAGGGCGGTCTCCGAGCCTACAACATGGGCCCCGGGGCCTATGAGAAATATCTAGCGGGTCGGCGGGGCCTCCCCGCCGAGACTGCCGCATACGTACCCCTCGTGAACAAGGCGGGCGGGAAACCCGCCGCTCAGTCGGGGGCCCAACCCCGATGGATGTCCGCGACCCCCGATACGGGCGAAACGGTTGAAGAACCCACCGAATACCGGGGCGGATCAACCCCGGGGAACCCGGTGCGTATCGAGGTCTCCGGGGTAGGTGTGAATCCCAACGCTACGGGCGATAGTTCGCCCCCTCCGCCCGTAGCCGCCCAAAGTAAAGCCCCGGAGCGCCCACTAGTTGAGTCGCTTAAGCACTACGGCAAGGAGACCGTTCTAGCCGCGAACGACCTCATGACTAACGTCGTCACGGGGGCCGGTACAGCTATGTCGTACCCCCTGGCCCCCATCGACGCGGCCATTGACTATGCGACGGGGAAGCCCATCGGTACGGGCCACAAGGAACGCAAGGAAGGCATTGACTGGTATCGCCAGCAGATACTCCATAACAAGGACGACATCGGGGGCGACATAGCCCATGCTCTCCCCGAGGCTCTCTTCACCAAAGATATCGGGGGCAAGAAGCTCCTCGTCAACGCTGCCGCCCAGGGTGGTATCGAGGCCGTGAAGGCCGGTATCGACCAGGGAGACGTGGGGTCTGCGGCCGCTCGGGGGACCGCAGCGGGGGCGGCAGGCCACCTGATCTCTCGGGTTGTCGGCGGGGCGAAAAGCGGCCTTGAGGACTCCGTGAGGAAGCTCGTGGATAAGGGCTATGTCCCCACTATCGGCGAGATGGGCGGACCCGTTGGAAAAATCTACGACGCGACGGCCAAGTGGATCCCCGGGCTGAAGGGGGCCGTGGAGAGAAGCGAGTCCAAGGCAGCGTCTAGCTACAACCGTATCATGACCGAGGAGGCCGCTGAGAAAGCGGCGAAGATCAACACCGCGAACGCGGCCTCGGATGCGAAGGCAGCGGCCGACGTTGCGGCTCGGAACGCGGCGGCGGGGGCCGGGGGAACCCAAGCGGCGGCGGACCACTCGGCTGAGGTGGCCCGGATCAGGGCCGCGAACCAAGCCAAGCTCGACGCGGCGAAGACAGCTCACGAAGCAGCCTTGACCAAGGTAAGGGATGAGAACGCCCGTCGCCTGGCCCTGGCTCGGGAGGGTCACGCGGGCACCGTAAAGAACATCACCGACGAGAACAAGGGTCTCTCCCAATCGGTCAAGGCTAAGCACGCCGAGGAGGTTGCTAAGGTCGCGGCCGAAAATGAGGCCCGTATCGCCTCCGTGAAGGCCGCCCACCAAGAGAACCTGGCCCGCGTCGCTGCAGCCAACGAGGCGAAGGTAGCTGAAGCTACGGCCGCTCACGAAGCGAACGTGAGTGGGGTTACACGGACGAACGAGGAGAGGCTGGGGGAGGTCAACCGCCTGGTCCAGTCGGTCAAGGGCACACCGGTCTCGTCGGTTAAGGAGGCGACCTCTCAGATAGAGGAAGCCCACGCTAAGGCTCTCGCCCAGGTTGAGCTCCCCGCCCTGGCTCGGTGGACCTCCACCAACAAGGCCGTCAAGGATATCCGGGAGGCAGTCCCCGGTTTGTCCAAGGAGAACGGGGAGGCCCTGAACACGTTCATCAAAGAGCGTGTTATGAACCGGGGTAAGAACAGCCTCGCCCCAATGTCTGGGAAAGAAGCCCAGGCTATCACGGATGAGATCGGGGACGCTATCCGCGCCCACGACGACCCGAACATGAAGAAGGCTTTGACGATCCTTCAAGGTCGTCTGCGGGAGGGCCTGTCCCCCGTCAAGGGAGCCCTCACCGACTCCGTGGAGCAGCTCAACAAGGCGGCGTCGGCCCGGGAGGCGCTGGGTCGGGCCGATCTGTCCCCCGTCCCTGTCCCCAAGGCGGGGAAGGTCGAACTGGAGCCGCTGCCGAAGCACCCGCCCATCGAGATCACCCCCAAGCCGAAGGCCCCCGACCGGCCCGCAATGACCCCGATCCCCAAGGCTACCAAGCCCGACCTGATCCCGGTCCCCAAGGCTCCCCCGAAGCCTGTCCTGGACGATCTGCCGCCCCGGCCCCCTCGGGTGGGTCAAGAACGCGCTCCCCGACCCACCCCCAAGGTCTCCCCGGAGCCCATTGTCCCCCGGACGACGACGAAACACGAATCAAGCCCGGTTGCTATGCTCGCGGCGGGGGCCGGGGTCGCCCCGTTGGCCAGCAAGGCGATCCCTATCATTGCGTCGGCGAACCCCGTCGCAGTGGCCGGTCTCGCGGGGGCGGCAACGCTCGGGGGAGCACACCAACTCGTTCAGAGCGAAGCTGGGCGGAAGGTCATACTCAAGGGGCTGGCGGGTCACATTCCGGACAAAGTGTTGAAGGGTATCTCGGGCCTCTCAGGCCCCGAGGCTCGCAAGGCGCTGGAATCATTCATGGCTCGACCCGAGTTTGCGAATGCGTTCGCAAGTATGGGAAGACAACTTTCTTCAGGAGAACAAGATGCCCCGTGACGGTTCCGGTGTATACACCCTCCCAGTAGGCAACCCGGTCGTTACCAACACGATCATCGCCTCTACCTGGGCTAACACTACCCTGAGCGATATCGCCGCCCAGTTGAACAACGTGCTGACCCGTGACGGCTTGTTGGGCCCGACCGGCCCGTTCAAGTTGCAGGACGGTACGGTCAACGCGCCGGGTCTCGCGTGGGCGAGCGAGGCGGGGCTGGGCTGGTATCGCCTCGCTGCGGGGCAAGCCGCCATGGCGGCTGGCGGAAGGATGACCTTCAACTTCGACGCAGCCAGCACCACGAACAGTGTGCTCGCTGTGAACCCGCGCGCCAACGGTGGCGGGGCGGGGCTGCGTGTCTCCAATGGGTTCCAAGGTTCTGCCGACTACCTGACCATGCTGATTACCTGCAACCAAGGGGGCTACGCGGTTTCAATGGGCGCGGGCGGGGCCGCAGTAAACAAGCCGATGTTCTTTGCGGGGGCCACGGCCTACACCTTCGATCAGGCTGTCACCGCGACGCGGTTCGGCTTGCCCGGAGGCAGTTACTACATGGGCGAGGACGCGGGCACCGAATACCTGAATTTTTCCCCAAACTGGTTCTTCGGGTGGAACAAGACGAACGGTACGCTTCTCTGGAACGCTGGGCCGAGTGGGCCGCAGAGCATCTTTTCGCCTAACGGGGACTTCCAAGCCGGGGGGTCTATCCGCTCTGCGGGCAATCAAGGCCCTGCGCTGCGCTACGACGGTAGCACTGCGAACTATCTGCACATGCAGGGCGGCAGCACTGGCGCGTGGTCGTTCCAGTGGGATCGCTCCAACGGCACGCTGCGATGGCTGAACACGACCGGACCTGTATGGAGCCTCGACGGCAACGGGGCCACGAGTCAGAACGGTGGCTGCACTGCCGAAAACGGCGGGTTCTTTTTCGGTGCGTCTGGGCGCTGGTGGAAGATCGTGCGCGAGGGCAACTACACGCGCCAATACTTCGGCAACCAAGCCACGCAGCGGTTCGATTGGGACGAGGGGACTGGCAACTTCAGCATAGCCAACCAATCGGGGATGTGGACCTTCCGCAGTGATGCGGGGTTCGTCACTCCGGGGCAGGGATACAAACCGGGGGGTGGCGCGTGGGGCGACTCGTCCGACGAGCGCGTCAAGGAGAACATCGAGCCATACACCACGGGGCTCGACGCCATCTGCGCGCTGGAGCCCGTCAGCTACACCTTCAAGCCCGAGACGGGGCGCGGCACGCAGCGGTACATCCGCGTGCTTGCCCAGCAGGCCAAGCAAGCCATGCCCGAACTCGTCACAGTGGCCCCCGGCGAACTGGGGGAACTCAAGTTCGATGACCTGCACACACTCGACGAATCGCCCGTGCTGTGGGCACTGGTCAACGCCGTCAAGACCCTCAACCAACGCATTGCCCAACTGGAAATCGCATGACCATCACCCTCAGCTTTGAACCCAAGGACCTCGACTATATCGCCAACGTACTGTCCCGACAGCCGTGGGTCGAGGTCAACACCCTACTGGTAAACATCCAGAAACAAGTACAGGAGCAACAAAATGTCGTCTCAGATGCCACCCCAAGGTCCCCCACCGGGTATGATGCCTCCCCAGGGAGGTCCGCCCCCGCAGGGCCAAATGGATCCCAACATTATGCGGCTGGTACAAGCGGCCCAGGCGGGTGACCCCCAAGCGATAGCCCAACTACAGGCTATGCAAGGTGGCGGAGGTCCTCCTGGTCCTGGTGGTCCTGGCGGCGGCGGCGGCGGGATGCCTCCTCCTGGGGGTCCTGGTGGCCCTCCTCCTGGGGGCCAAGGACCCCCCGGAGGAGTGATGTCCCCCGACGTACAGGGACAACGCGCTCAGCAACTGATCGACATCCTGAGAGCGAGGTCCCAATGAACATCATTACCGTCATCCTCTTGGTTGTCGCCCTGGTCTTGTTCGTGCTCGTTACCCTGGGGGTCCCCTCCGCTCCCCGGTTCAATCTACTGGCCGCGGGGCTGGCGTTCTGTGTACTGTCGGCTCTCGCGGGCACCGTGCGAGCCCAGCCGCAGGACGAGCGGACCAACCGCTACGAGCAACGTCGCTATGAGCAAGAGCAACGTAGCTACAACCTGCGCGATCAGGGGGTGGACCCTATCGTGCGTCAGTACGATCGACACCAGCATCGTCGCTGGTGCCGTGAGTGGCGTGCTCGTGTAGAGCGCCACCCCCGTTTGATCCTCCCCCGGTCTTGCTGGAGAAGATAAGTGCCTACCCCCCCGACATACGACCTCAACAGTGACGCCGGTCGGTCACTGTTGAACATGACGCTCAACGCGGGCAATTCAGGTCAGCTCGGGTTCGGTATCAACGCTTTCTTGGGTAACGACTACCAGCCTACCGGGGACCGCACGAGTGTCCAGGGAATGGGGTGGGACCCCGGTAACGTCAGCTACAACCTAGACCCTATGCTGGCCCTCGGGGACCGGCTGGGGTATACGGGCGACGCCTCCCAGTTGAGGGGCCTGAGCGGGGGGACCCCCAAATACAACCCGGACGGTACGATCACCCCTGCGACCCCCGGCCAGGGGAACAACACCTACGACGCCTATACGCTTTACAAGAACGGTCTCGACAAGTACATCAACGACAAGGGTTACGTCAACGTCTCGGGCATGTCCTCGGGCTGGGACGGGACCACGGGGGACCCCCGGTCGGCGGCGACCACACTTTACCAAAACCAGGGGAATGTGTTGACCCCAGCGGGGGACCCACACCTCTATCACGCCCGCGAGCGCGGCTCGTGGGCACAGGAGAATCAAGATGGCGTCATGGCTGCTCTCATTCTCGGTGGAGGATTCCTCGGAGGCTCTGCGCTTGCAGCGTATGGAGCAGGAGGCGCTGGAGCAGGCGCGGCTGGAGCTGGAGCTGGAGCCGCCCCGGGAGCCGGTGCAGCTGGAGCTACCGCTGGGGGTGGATCTGGGCTAGGGGGCACCCTGGGGTCCCTACAGAGTTGGTACGCGGGCCTCCCCGCCTGGGGGCAGGGAGCCTTGTCGGGGGCCGCCCAAGGGGGCATCTCGTCCGGTATCCAAGGTAAGAACATTCTACAGGGGGCCGGGATAGGTGCCCTGACCGGGGGCCTCGGTGGTTGGGGCGGTAGCGCCCTCGCGGGGGCCACAGGTCTCCCCAATTGGGCGGCCCGGGCTCTCGTGAGTTCGGGGACGGGGGGCCTCGGCGCGGGCCTCTCCGGGGGCGACTGGAGACAGGGAGCTTTGGCTGGGGGTCTGGGTTCTTTGGCTGGATCGGGCCTCTCCGAAGCTGGATTATCTGGTCAAATCGCTGGTCGCCTCGGGGGGATGCTGGGTAACTACGGGGCGGGTGCTATTTTGGGTCCTACGGGGAATAATCGAGGAACTTCTGGGAACTCCCCGGGATCTACGGGAGCCGGGGGCCTGTCCGGTGGGGCTACTTCCTACCCTGTATCTGGCGGAGGGCTTCTCCAAGGCTCCCCGCTGGGGGCCGCTGCCGCCCAACAGAAGGCGTACCTGACCCAAGCCTATGCCCCAATCGTCGCTGACGCAAAGAAAAAGGCTCTCAAAGAGAGCCTAATTGAAGGGTTGGCGGAGGATTAGGGGATCAGCGAATCGATCAGGATTTCGATCTCATCGGAAAGCGACCGCAGACCCTCGGCGGTCTCCTCAGGGGTGCGGGACTTGTCTGCCCAGTAGAGCTTCACAGCTTCTACGAGTTGATCGAGCGTCATTTGCACACCGGCTTCGGTCGGGGCTTGTAGACCCGCTTCTTGCGCGGCTCGGGCTCCAGAATCACCTGGGGCGGACACACCGGGTTCGACATCAACACCGGCTGGGCGACGGGGGCCGCTACGGCCACAGGCTGCGGCTTGGCTACCGGCTTGATGGTCTTGCACTCGATGAACGAGCCCGACGAGTGGTTGCCCCCGTTCCACGAGTAGCAGGTCGTGCGCTCCTCCTGAGCGAACCCTTGGGCGCGAACTTGGGAGCAGCAGACCATCGCAATCGCGCCCCCGGCGACTGCAAGGAAAGTCTTGATAGCGAGGTTCATGACTTGTTCCCCAATTCCGAAGTCAGCACTTCGATGTACTGTTCGGTGTGTTGATAGACGTCCTGAAGCTGGTCCAGCGTTTCCTCCTTGGACGCGGAGGTATCGCCGAACAGGACTGTGATGGCGTCCTTGATCTGCTCGGCGATCATGGCTTCCTCCAAGTGACGGCCTTCACCGCCCACATTTGCGCCGTCTGGACATCCGTGATCGCCAGCGACAGCATGCGCTTCACGTCGTTGTCGTCGGCGTAATGGCCCGAGCGCAGGTCGTGCAACTGGTCGATCAGGATCGCGCAGTTGACCTTGATCTGGTTGACCTCCGGGTCACCGGAGGGGTTGAACGTCAGGCCCACGGCCCGCTCGCCGAAGGACAGCGTGACTTCGGGGCCGGCGCCCACGCGGGGCACCTCGTGACCGAGGTGGTCGCGCTGGAAGGGTGTCTGTTCGGGGAAGGTCACTTCTTCACCTCGGCTTGGTAGATGGTCTTGTTGTACGCTGCCAGAGCGCGCATCGCGTCCATGAACATCACCGTGGCCTCGCCCTTTTCCAGCGGGTTGGCCGCGCCGTCGAGCGACTGCATGCCCATGCCCAGCACCCGCGTGTTCTCGCGCAGGCGGCAGTCCACCATCACGGCGCTGCCGTTCAGGCCCAGTCCCCAGCCGGGACCCGCGAGGCCGAGGCCACCCGACGCGCCCGTGCAGGGACCCGACGCGGGACCCGACATGGCGATGCTGGGCACATTCTTGACGGTCTGGCTACCCGAGTAGTGGACGTTCTGGTTGACCGTCTCGGTGGACGTATTGTTGTAGCCCCCGGAGGCACGGTTCTCGATGGTGCCGCTGTACTTGACGTTGTCCGTGTTGTTGGTACCGCCGCCCACCGTGGAGTGGCTGGTCGAGTTGTTGGTGGTCGAGCCCGACACGTTCTGGTTGATCGTCTGGTTCGACGGCACCGACTGGTCGAGGTTGATCACGTTGCCCAGTGCGCCCGAGCGCGAGTCGCTGACGGCACCGGACATGCTGCCCGACTGCGAGCCGCTGGTGGCTTGGTTGCCCGTCGCGGTCACGCTGGTGTTCCCCGAGTTGGTGGAACTGACCGCCGCGCCGGACTGGCTGGCAGCGCCGGAGTTGGAGCTGGAGCCGCTGGTGGAGTCCACCGTGGTCTGGGCGGTTGCTCCGAAGCTGGCGACAAGAGCCAGTGCGATGAGAGTTTTCTTCATGATTTTCCTCGTTAACGTTGTAATTGGAAAAGGCCCCAGCCTTGTGAGCCGGGGCCTTTAGTCGGTATCTCGCAGCCCGTGGATTACGGGGTTGCGAAGACGAAGCCCTTGAACAGACCGAACTGGCCCGACGCGCCGCTGGTGTTGGTCGCGCCCGAGGCACCGGCCTGGCCCGCGAAGCCCAGCGAGCCGCCGACTTGCGTCGCGCTGCCGGTGTTCGTGTTCGCCGAGGTCGATTGGCCACCGGTGTTGTTCACCACGGTCGTGTTCTGGGCAGCGCCCGAGGCCGTTGCGGTCTGGCGACCGCCGGACACGCCGAGGATGGCCGAGCCTTGTTGGCCACCGGCAGCGATCGAGCCGCTGGAGGTCGAACCACCGGTTGCGCCGGCGACGCCGACACCCAGTTCAGCAGCGGCTGCGCCGAACGACAGAGCGACGAGCGCCAATGCGATGAGAGACTTCTTCATGATGCGATTTCCTGTGAAACAACCGGTTCCGCCGGCACGGTATCAGCCCCCTCCTTGGGGTCCAATTCGTTGGCCAGATCCATGAAGAGCGCGTAGCTCATATGGATCGGCTTAAAGTTGAGTTTAGCCCAGTACCTGATTCGGTCTGCGGCTTCTTTGGTGGTCAGAGCCATCCGATGAACGACCATCGAACCAGCGACCAGATCAGCCATCCCATGAGCCCCATCGAGGTCAGGAGAACCGCCACCTTGGCGATGACCCAGGCCAAGGGGAGCAGATCATCTTCGGGTGGGAATTCCGAGAAGCCGCATTCGAGCGACTGTCGCGGGAAGCGTTCCAGGGTATCATTGTGATCCTCGGGGAGCTTGAGCTTGGTTGGCATGTTAGGGATTTAGTAACGATTCTTACGTCTAGCCGCTAGTATACCCCGATTTTTGGTCGGGGTCTAGGGGGAAACCCCTAAGTCGTTTTCCCGCTACTGTCCGATGACTCGCTACCGATCCATACAACCGGCTTCCTGTTGAGTACGACTTGAAGACGGTTCCATTGTTCCTTAGACATTTCCTGGGGTTCGATCCACATCAGGGCGTAGTCCACGATCTTGATGAGGTCTTCCACCAGCTGACCCTTATGCTCAGCCCGCTCGGCGTATTTGGTGATGTTCCCAGCGTACCAGTTGAGCTTAAGCCGCATCGCCCGCTGGTGATGTTCTTCGCCGAGGGCGGTCTTGTAGTGTGCGCCTTGTGTCGTCATCGTTGCTCCATTCATAGGTGGGGACTAGCCCCAGGTTGTCGAGGGTTCTCAGGGTAGGGTGTTGCTTGTTATTCTTGAGCCTAGCCCACTGTGACTTAGTCATCCCGTAGGCGGCAGCGGCCTGGGTATCCGACCCGTGCTCCCGGGCCAGCTTAACCATGGCCTCAAACAGAGTCATAGGTGTAGCTCCCGGGCGAGGGCGGCTGCTTCAGGCGTCGGAGCGTCAGCGGCGGTGATCTTGGCCCAAGCGGTATTCATGACCTTCACGAGGTGACGGTTACCCATCTCAACTTCCCGCCGGGACCACAGGTAACACTCGAACATATCGGCCCACTTGAGTATGGCGAAGTCACCCGGTTCGAGCTTTTCGGTGGAGTAACCATGCTCCCCCTGGAAGTCCCTACAGATGGGCCCCTCCACGTCAGCTACTGCCTGGTATTTCCGCTTGGCGGTGTAGGGGATGTCCCCCAGGGCGATTTCGTGGAGGTCGTGTAGCAGTGCGGCCCGGAGGATCCACGGTCGGTTGGGGGCTATCTGCATCACGATCATAGCCACCCCCCACGAGTGGGCCGCTAGGTCCTGCTCCCGTATCGTGAGGTGAGTATGGTACCGCTTGACGGCTCCTGCTTCATAAAGCGTCATGAAATTTTTCATGGTTTTCTTTCGGGTCGGTTTCGGGGGGATCGGTCGGGGTCGGGAGGGGGCCGGGAAGGGCGGATAGGGGCGCGTAGGGGACGCGAACGGGAGGGGGTCTAGGCTACCCTACCGGACGGCGGAAAATCGCTCCTACGCGACCCCCTTGTTACCGTTTTACGATCATCAACTTCTGAGCCGAGCGTCGCATCAACCATTCGAGCCCAGCCTTGCGCCAGTCGGTGGCCTCGGTCACCTGTACCGCCCGCTCGGCATTCCCTGTCTCCCCGAGGCTGTGGTAGCGCCAAGCGAGATACATGGGCTTTACCGTGCCCTGGAAGAACATCGTGCGGCTACGGCGCGTCTGATCGATACAGAAGTCCTCACAGTCCTTGTCGAAGTCCTCACGAGCTGCTGGGGCCCCAAACAGGGGGAGGGAGCGACACTCGCCCGACAGGTAGGGGTCCGTATGGTCCGCGTGGCCCCCGAGCGCCATCATGTTGAAGTGTTGCTCGTACAGATGGAGGTCGTTGGTGAACTGGTAGTAGACCCCCTGCTCCAGCCCCGCTCCCCGGGCCACGTACTCATGCATTATCGACATGTGTACGGCGTTGGCGCCGAAGCAGCCCCATACCAGATCGTTGCTACGATTGCAAACAGTAAGATCAAGTTTACCGTCGCGGACAGCAAAGTAAGCATGAGTATTGCACGGGACATCTTTGCCTCCAACGCGGGCTACGGGTGGGTCGATGTAGGAGTCCCACATTGCGAGGACGCTACGGCGGGTGGTCGGGTCGCGCTGGAGGTCGTCGATGATCCCCGTCAGTTGGTCCTCCCCGAAGTGCTCCCGCCAACGGAACCCGTAGGCCCCATGGAGAGTAGCCCCATCGTCAGAGTACGCCTTCATCTGCTTAGCGAACCTGGCGGGGAAGGTGACGTCGTTGCGACCCGCGAGCATCCAGATAGACTCGAACAGGTGGAAGAACGGGTTGGCGTCCCGTAGGGGGTCGAAGAGCACCCGATCTTGGGGCCGCTCGTACTTGATCAGGACCGGGTAGGGGAACTTGCGTACCGCCCCATTACGGGAGTCGGCAAGTACCCCGTCCATCTTCATTCGCCACAACGCCTCGGGGAACAGGGCGTTAACGTTGGGGCCTTTGAGAGTCAACATGCTTTGTATCCGTTCTTGGCTCGCCCGCCCAGGTATTTGATGCGGACGTACTTGCTGAATTCGCACAGGCAGTTTTGAGTGTCGTGCGCGTCTAGGGTAACCAGGTTTTCTTCCAACCAGTAGCGTATCTCATTTACCTCTTGGAAGAACCGATCGAAGGTGATCGACGCCTTGGGCTCCCTCCCGTGGAGGAAGTTAAGCCCCATTGTCGACCCCGGCCCGGGGGCACAGAATATCAGGCGGTCCCTGGACCCCGAGAGGAGCGGCGTGTACTTAAGGTCCGCCACGACCTGGGCCCCCAGGAAGGTGGAGAAGCCCCGGGCTTGGGTGATCTCGCGGAACGCCTGCTCGCACGAATAGCTGGTGTTTATCTCGGCGGCGTGTACAAACGCCTCCTCAAGACAACGAGACATGATGAGTTGCTTGGTTTCTCCGCCAGCCGAGTAGCCGCCGGTAACCATGTAGGCCCCGCCCCATATCTTCCTTGACCCACCCTGTGATAACTCCGTCATTCGAGATATGAACTGAGCCGGGGACCACACGTCGGGGAACCCAAGAGCCATCAAGGTCTCGGGCCAGTTCACAATACGGGCCAGACACATCGAGAAGGCCAGGTTGGGGTGGTCGAAGTTGGGATCGCTCCAGTTTTGCCTGATCCATCGCGTTACCTTGTCGTCCTCTCGTCGAATGTTACAGAAGCGGGTCGTCGCCATGATCCGGTCTTTGGTCCACGGGGGCGGCGTCTTGAGGTCCTCCTTCTTGATACGGATCTGTTCACGCTCCTCGATCCAGTAGGTGAAGTCGACCCAGTACTTGGACTCGGGAGGGGTCACAGCTCGTACTCCCACTTGAGGGCTTCCTCCCCCGACAGGGCCGTACAGATGCCCTGGCCGGGGATGTCCTTGATCCAGAAGGTGAGGTTGTTCTTCTTGCGCCAGCCCTTATGCCAGCCGGCCGCCTTGAGCCCCTCCTCGACAGCCTGCTCGTAGTTGAGCTTGGCCTGTACGATCTTGTTGTAATCGCTAGACGACATTTGGGTCACTTCAGAATCTCCAGTAGTTGGGGGAACATGGGTTTGTCGTGGTAGAGGGTCTCGGTGCGATGAACCCCGAACAGCTTGTTGTGGAGGCGCTCGATGGTGTCCCACTTCTTGCGGGTATTGTCGGGGTTGAACTTTGTCTTCGTCCCCTGCTGCGCCCGGCGAGCGTTGACGCGCTCGACACACACTTCCTTCGGCGTGTCGAGGAAAGCGTACACGTAGTCGTCACCGTATTGCTTGCTATGCTCCCCCATCGCACCATAGTAGGTGGACTGGAGCAGCCCCTCGAAGATGACGTGGCCCCCCAGGGAGCGGTAGTGGTCCACTAGGGACAACACCGTCCGGTAGTCGGGGATGGTGTCGACCCCGCCGCAGTTGTTCTCGTAGGACCCTATCACGTATACGTGGTCATAGACGCCGGGGAGCACAAGGTTGTAGGCTTCCACCTTGTGCCCTACCCCGTGAAGGATTCCCGTCGACAGGGCGTGGTCCATCAGGGAGCGGACGGCGGTGGTCTTACCGGAGCCGGAGGCCCCGTGGATCTTAACGATTTTGGTCACAATGGTTTGAGTTGTTCGAAGGGGATGACGAAGCGGCTGTTGCCAACGCGGAGGATGACGAACTCGTCCTCGACAATGTAGCCGGTGACGGAGAGGGTCCCGGTTGGGGAAACCACCGGTACGGGGGATTTTTGAGGCTCGGGCGGGGAGAGGTCCACAGCAAGGTCGACTTCCTTCGCCCCGTTCACGCGGACCCGCTTCGGGATGATCTTGGCCTTCTTGGAGGGATCGTACCAGTACACCCACTTCCCCTTCGAGTTGCGGACCCGTTGGATGTAACGGTCGATCCGGCACAGCTGGGTAAGGGTGGCCGTGAACGAGTTGATCGTGGTCTCCTCGGAGATAAGGGAGAGCAACTCCACGGAGTTGAGGGGTTTCTCTTCAGAGGCTCCGTCGATGATGGTCTGTCGGATCTTGGAATAACGGGGGTTCATGATTTACGTTGAGCTTTAATTGCGTTGTTAAACTTAGTTTGGGTCTTGTCTTTGCCCTCAAGGGCTTTCATTACATCTTCGTCCTTGGTCTCCTTACATACGATATGGTGAACGATAACGGCGTCGGCGGCTTGGCCTTGGCGCCAGACGCGGGCGATGAACTGAAGGTATAGCTCCAGGTTCCACGTGATCCCGAACCAGCAGACGGTGTTACATGCATCCTGGAGGTTAAGGCCGTGACCCGCACTCGCCGGATGAGCGATGAGTAGGGGGATCTCACCTCGGTTAAACTTGTCGATAGTGACCTCGACGTTCTTGACTTTACCAAGGTCAACCGCCCCCGGGAGCCTCTTGAGAATCCGATCAGCGTCCGCTTGGAATTCGTAAGCAACAAGTAGCGGCCTGCCTTGCATCTCCTCAACAAGCTCCTCAAGAGCGTCGATCTTCTCGTCATGAAGATCGAGGACCCGCCTGTCGGTATCGATATCAGTGTAGAGGAACCCGTTGGCCATTTGACGGAGCTTGACCCCAACGGCGGCTGTGTTAAACGAAGCAACATCTTCGTCCTCGATCTTCGTGTAGAAGTCGTCTTCTAGCTGCTTGTACTGCTTCTTGAGCGTCGGGGTAGGCAACTCGACCTCGATGAAGGAGTTGATCAGCTCGGGCATCTCCAGGTGGTCCCGGGCGTCCATACGCATCAGCTTCCCCTCGACCCGGCGGTAGATGAGCTCCTCTGCCCCCCGGTTTAGGTAGTAGTTGTAGAGGTCGCCCTGGGCCTGATGCATGAACTCCATACGGAAATGGGTTATGTACTTGCCTAGAGCGGCCCCCAAGTCAACGACGTACATCTGGCCGAACAGGTCGGCGACCCCGTTGGGGACAGGGGTCCCGGTCAGGATCATTCGTCGCTTGAACTTGTAGAGGAGCGGCTTGAGGGCCTTGAACCGCTGCGTCTGCGTATCCTTGAACTTCGTACTTTCGTCGAGCACAAGTAGATCAAAATCATCCCCCAGAAGAGGCAGGACTTTGACCAACGACTCAGGGTTGATGAGATAGACATGGTGGTCCCGGGCCAGCAGGTTCGCCCGCTCGACAGCCTTGAGGCCGCAGAGGTTGACGATACGAAGGTGATTGAAGTCGGTCCACTTCTTCCCCTCGGAGGGCCATACGGACTTGCACACCCGTAGGGGAGCCACAACAAGGGTCTTGCGAATCTCGCCCCCTTGTCGGAGGAGAGAGATACAGGCGAGGGTGATCGATGTCTTCCCCAGACCGGGGTCCAACATCAGCCCCGACCCCTCCCGGGTGAGGGCGAACTCGATAGCCTGCTCTTGGTACGGCTTGGGGTTCCAAACTTTGCTCATTTCCAGAACCTGTACTCTTCAGTTAGTTGGGTGCGAATCACGTCCTCTTGCTCAGGGGTTACCTTGGCTTTAGCAAGCGTGTCGTTAACCAGCTTGGTTATCTTGCGCGAAAGGGCTTCCTTGACCTCGGATATGCGGTCGTAGTCTTCTTCAGTCATTGATCTCTCCACTCACGGGACATACTTGTACTCCCCGCAAACCCACTTGTTCGCCGGCACGATGACCGGGGGGCACTTCGCTTGAAGCTCGGGGAGGTCCGCCAGCTTGTGACGGTACTCCAGGATGTCGCCCCCGACCTTGATCGACCGCGTGTCGAAGTAGCCCTTGAGGATACAGAGGATGGTCTCGACCTCCCCAATACCGCAGCCCACCCCCGGCTTGACGAAGTGGGGAATGTCCTTCACGAACCCGTCCACTTTGAGGAGACACTGCTCGAACGACAGGCCGGGGAAGTAGGTGCCGATGTGCTCCCGAGGGTTGTCGGGGAGGACCTTGGTCGCTTCGAGGATCGACAGGGACACGGGCCAGCCGAGGCAGATGTCGAACCAATCCATCAGCTTCCACCGATAGTAGGGGCCAATCTGGCATCCCTTGTAGTTCCTCTCCACGTGGGTGTAGATGTCGACGTACCGGGCGCGGTAGAGGTCGGTCATGATCTGCCACGGGGTCATGTTCTTCCCCTGCATCAAGAGGATAGCCGTTGAGGCTAGTGCCCCCCGGAAGCGTCGGCGGGCGCCACCCCGGGAGACCCGGGAGGATGCCGCGTCTACCTCGCAGCGACGCCAGAAGGTGCGGTCGTCCGTATCGTCGGCGGCGCGGATGGCCTCTCGGATGTTGTAGAACCACATGTAGTGGAGGAAGAAGCGACCCAACCACGGTTCGTGGCGGGTCTCGCATAGGTGCGCTATGACGGGGTAGGATGGGTCGATATCAGCTGTCTCGATCATCACGCGTGAGAATTCACGCCACTCCGTCAACACTATTGGTTGGTCCATCAATCCACTTTCTAATAGCCTCTCGGCCGTCAATTAGGTTATCTATCAACTCTACCTGGAACCCCTGTTCCCTGAGTAGCCTACCCACATACTTCTGTAGGGGACGTTGTCGTCCCCCCGGCTGCTTGAACTCGATGAAGAGGATGCGGCCCCGGTACAGAAACATGTAGTCTGGCCATCCTTCCCCGAAGGACAGCTTGCGCGCTAACACTCCGCGGTGTTTCGCGTACTCGACCACCTTCGCTTGGATTCCAGACTCTAGGATAGTATACCCTCTTTTTGGTTAGAGGTCAAATTTATTTTGACTTGGCGGGGGCGGCGGTACAGGGTCCCCCATTGAATCGTGAGTGATCACACCTTCCACAATGATTTCCAGGAGTCGGCTGAAAATCTGTATCTGCTTCCATTCGTCCAATGTACCCATCCCACCTTTTAATATAGTGGGGGAGCATTTCACGGAGCATGCTCCCCTCGGAACCTGTATTTCCTGCGTCAATATAGATAGCGCCCGACTCAACGCGTTTCGCACTTGGGTACTTGAGAAGTCCAATGACGGAGTAAAGCTCAAGTTGATCGACATGGCTTGGATATTGTCGACCTGACTTGTGGTCGAAGACATAGAGGATGTCCTGGTTTATGTAGTGTACGTCTACGATGGCTTTGACGCGGGCGTAGTCTTGGTTGTCCGTGGGGTTCCAATGCTGATCGAGCAGCCACACCTCCTCTGCCTTGGCCCCCTTCTCACGGAGCTGATGGAGGAGCACTCCAACGCGGCGAAGCTCATAGGGGACCGGGGCCACACGGGTAAGGTCCCTCACGTAGTCCTCGGCCTGCTTATGGAGCCTCGTCCCCCGCATCATTGGGGCGGTCTCCAGGGTCTTGCGGCCCTGGAGATACGTGTAGGCGTAGGACGCCGGGCACTCCAGGTAGGTGGAGATGCTAGAGTATGAGTGCCGCTTCGGGCGGCGGGCGAGGTTCCACATCACTTAGTCCGAGGATGACGACGAGCTTGAGCCAGAATCGCTAGAGCTGCTAGAGCTGGAAGAACTATCAGACCAGCTACCGCTAGCACC